AATGGACATGGAGACTTGATTAAAAACCAAGTGTCTTTGGAATTTGGAATGAAGCAAGACAATGAAGCTAAATCAATTATAGAAGAGCTGAAAGCAAAAGGTCTTCCAGTGAAGCAGAAAACTTCTGTTCATCCAAGTAGTCTTAGAGGATTTGTTAGAGAACAAATTCAAGACCTTGGTAAAGATGTACCTGCTGAACTGTTTGGAACTTATGTTGCAAATAAAACTAAAATAACCACGAAGGAATAATCATGATCGAAAAAAAAGCGATGACGACTAAAAAAGATAATCTTCCGTCTGCAATAAATTTAGAGCAGATGGCGGGTCAAGGTCAAGAGTTTGTAACAGCTCGAGATCAAAAACTACCAATCCTAAAAATACTTTATGCTAACTCTCCAGTCTTAGATGAGACTGATGGCAAATATGTTGAGACTGCTAAGCAAGGAGACATATGGAGTGAAACATCAGGTAAAGTATGGAAAGGTAGACAAGGATTAATAGTAGTGCCTTGTCTTTACATAAACACTTTTAATGAGTGGAAAGACAAAGGGGATAGTCCAGGAAGACCAGTAGGTATTCATACTGATCCAGCTATTATGTCTGAAACAACTAGAGGTGCCGACAACAAAGACCGATTAGAAAACGGAAACTATGTTGAAGATACTGGTAATCACTTTGTTTATATTTTGGATGAAAATTATAATCCAATGGAACAAGCTTTAATTACTATGAAATCTACTCAAAAGAAAAAATCTAAGACATGGAATTCAATGATTATGTCTAGAAGAGCACAAGGTAAAAATGGTATGTTTAATCCACCATCATGGTCTACTGCTTACAAACTAAGCACTACTAAAGAGTCTAATTCACAAAACTCTTGGTATGGATGGGTTGTTGAGTTTGATAAGTTTTTAAATACTCAAGAACATTTAAAAGTATTGGAGACAACTCAAGCCTTTTATCAAAGTGCTATGAAGAGTGATATTTTTGGTAAAGTAGATTTTACACAAGATAATCAAGCTCACGGAAATAATAGTCCAGATAAAACTAACGTTCCATTTTAAATCATGGAACAGGAGCTCTTAAAAATATTTGAGGGTAATTCTGAACTGTTCATCACTACCTCTCTTACTGGAGAGGTAGATGAACGGGGCAAGACAGTAGGTCAAACACTCACGATCCACGAACCAGTTACTCTTAAAATCTGGAAGGAACATTTAGAAGGTACGAAACGTATAGGTATCAAACCTGAAAAGGATAATATGTGTAAGTGGGGGTGTATAGATATTGACCCACAAAGTTATAAAGATTATTCACAAAAAAAAGTTATAGATATTCTTAGAGACAACCAATTACCATTAGTACCAGTAAGATCAAAATCAGGTGGGCTACATTTGTTTTTGTTTTTAGATAATTGGTATCCAGTAAAAGATGTTTTAAAAAAATTAAATGAATGGAATAAAAATTTCTTTCAAGCACTTGAAGTATTCCCGATGAATAAGTGTATGAACATGCCTTATTTTAATATGAATGCAACTACTGAGTTTGCATATAATGAATCAAATACCCCAGTAATGATTGGAACTTTTATTGAAATAATTAGAAATAAAACTTTATCTTTAGATGAATTACAAAATATTAAAGTTAAGGAATATGAACCTGAAGAAGATTGGAAACATTATCCACCATGTGTTCAAAAAATGATTATGGATAAGTGGTCTGGTAATCATCGTAATGATTTACTTTATAATGTTGGTGTTCTTGAGATGAAGAAGTCTGATGGCAAAATTACAATTGAAGAGATGAGAACAATTCTCCAAAAAAGAAACCAAGAAATATTTGTAACACCTATGGATACCAGAGAGGTAGAAAACTCTGTTGCAAGATCTGTAACTAAAAAAGATTACAATTACAAATGCCCACCTAAGCTTGGTGCTATTACACCAATATGTAATAAAGATTTATGTAAGTTTAGAAAACTTGGTATTGGTTCACAAGTACCAGATCTAATAGATGATTTTGAAGAAATTGAATTTATAAGAAGTACCAAGTCGATTGAATATTCTTTTAAGTTTCAAGGAGAGAAAATTATTATTGGTCCCGAAGATATGAAAGATGAAAAGTCTTTTAGAGTAAAATTATTAAGATATGGAATTTATTGGGTTACCCTACCTAGACCAAGAAGTGGACCATCTCCATTTGAAATGCTTATGTCTACAATTGTCAAAAAAGCAGTAGAGAATGAGAAGATGAAATTCGAAGATACTCTTGGTGAAGAAAAATATAATTTTCTTAAAAAATTCTTTGAGAGTCATATTGAAGAGGATGACTTTGATAAATTACAGGATAACTATGTTGTCTTAGATTCCAAAACAAATGTTTGTTATTTCAAAAAGATTACGTTTGAAAAGTTTTTAGGTAATGATAAAACATTTAAAAGTGCAGCAGAAGCTATGCACTTATTAGGTTGTGAACGAATAGATTATCATGAAGGTGTTAAAAATGTATGGTCGGTAGAGATGCCTAAATTTGTAGATTACAAAAAAGCAACTAAACCAAAACAAACAAAAGAAGTATCGGAGATGGATGAAGAATTCCACACAGGAAAGTTTAGAACTTAAAATATTAAAAGAACTTTATCACAAAACCATAAAGATCTTTGGTCCCCCAGGCACTGGTAAAACTTACACACTTATAGAAAAAGTTTTAAAAAGTTATTTAAGAAAAGGTATTAGACCACAAGAGATAGCATACTTATCTTTTACAAACAAAGCTGTTAACACTGCTGTTAAAAGAGCTATGGAGTCTTTTCCACAATATAACACAGATGATTTTTCTAGATTTAAAACACTGCATACCTATTGTAGAAGATACTTTCCAGAAGAAGTATTTGATCCAAAAGATTGTACAATAGATTTTGCATTACAAACTAAAGTAATAAAAACTTCAGACAAAAGATTAGCTGACGATAACTTTATGTATAAGGATTGGTCATTAGGTGTTTATAGTAAAGCTAGAAATTTATTAATTAAACCAGAAGAAGCATATAAGCTAGAAAGTTATAAGAGAGATTCACTCACTGTGTTTCTCAGAAAGATAAGTACCTATGAACATTATAAAGTAGGGGGTGGAGAAAGATCGTTCATTGACTTTGATGATATGATCGAAAGAGCAATAAAAGAAGTAGATTTTCCACCACTTAAAGTTTTAATATTAGATGAAGCTCAAGATTGCACACCTTTACAATGGTCTGTCATATATAAGATGGCTCCTAAAGTAGATCGAATATATTTAGCAGGAGATGATGACCAGGCCATATACAAATGGAATGGAGCTGATCCAAAATATTTCACTAAATTTTTCCCTGGGCGTAAAGTAAAACTTAGAAAGACTCAAAGATTCGGAGAAGCCATACATAGATTCTCACAAGTAATTAGAAGAGGAATAAATGATAGTGAGGAAAAAGAATACTACCCTGGTGGAACTAAAGGTTATGTAAAAGCTTATTTATCTTTTAAAGAAATCCCTTTTGAAAATTTTAAGGAGGATTGGTACATTCTTGGTAGAATTAATGAAACTGTTAATGAATTAAGAATGTTAGCTAAGGATGCTGGGTTATATTATAAGGATAATAAGGGCACAAAATGTTTTGATCAAAAACAATGGGAAGCAATAAAAGCATGGACTGCTATAACTAAAAATAAAAAGATAGATAAAAAATCAGCTCGTAATATGTATAAATATATAAGAGAGCTAGAAGATCCAAATTATAGACAAGATAAATTTTGGAGAGCAGAACCAGATTTAAAAGAGTATGATTTTCAAACATTAAAAGAATGGTGTGGGTTAACCTTAGAAGATAATCAAAAAACTAAACCATGGTATTGGATACTAAGAAGAAATTTTAAACCAAGACAAGTCAGACATTTCATAAGATTACTTAGAAGATATGGTCAAAAAGAATTAGATAAAGATCCTCTTATAACCATTGATACAATTCATTCTGTTAAGGGTGGGGAAGCGAATCATGTTGTATTATACAGTAAAGGTAATTATCCATCTGATTATAAAAATAAAAATAAACAAGAAAAAAGTGATGAACGTAAAGTTTGGTACACTGGAGTTACTAGAGCAAGAAAAACTTTACATTTGTTAAGAACTGACTATAAGTTTAACTATCCTATTGGACAAGATTATTTAATTTATGTACAAGAAAAAAATGACAAATAAAGATATCTTTGACGAAACTTTTCCTGATGGCAAACAAGTTGGAGGATCCCACTATAAGCAATTTATTATTCAACCTTGGACTTTTATTAGAAAGAATGGTCTTAATCCACTTCAAGCTAATATAATTAAATATGTATGTAGATACTTATCTAAAGGGAAAGCCATAGAAGATTTACAAAAAATAAAACATTATTGTGACTTAGAAATTAAACATCTAAAAGATGAAGAAAAAAATTAAATGTTCAAAGTGTGATAGAGATGCAGCTATTATTGAAAACAAAATTTATTATTGTGGTGATTGTGTTGTTAAGCAGTTTATTGATGGGGTGCATAAAAGACTTCGATCTAAATCCAGGGACAACAATAGTAAGAACATTACTTAAAGAATCTAAATGATTAATAAAAAATTAAAATATGAAAAGACAAACTTAAGTTTTACTTGTTCTAAAATAATGAAATATCTTAGGACACCTAAAAATATTTGGTCAGATTTAATAGAAGAGTTTGATTTTACGATTGATTGTTGTGCATCTCATAATAATCATTTGCTACCAAGATATTATACAATTGATGATGATTGTTTGACTAAAGATTGGTCTGGAGAAATTGCTTACATCCATCCTTTATTCGATGGAAAGATTGGTAAATTTGTTGAAAAAGCATACAATACAAAAAACTTTACTGGTGTTTTTTTATTACCATCATCCACACATACTAAATACTTTCATGATTTTATTTATAAGAATCCTAATTGTGAAATAAGATTTTTAAAAAAACCAGTTAAAGGTTTTAGGTTTGGTCATGATGATGGAACAGAAGACGACCCAAATAAGATAGCTTACATAAAACCATTAATGATAGTGATATTTAGAAATGAGTAACGGATTACAATTAACTTTAACTTTTAAAAAATCTATGTGGAATACACCTAGTGAATATAAGGACTTGTCTCAGTATAAAGAAATAGCAATTGATTTAGAAACTAGAGATGATGGCATTAATGAAAGACTTGGAGCTGGTTGGGCTTTGGGCAAGGGAGAGATAGTAGGGTTTGCAGTAGCCGTTGAGGGATGGAAAGGATATTTTCCTTTTGGCCATCTAGGTGGGGGTAACATGATACCTGAACAAGTAAAAAAATATATGAAAGACATTTGTGCTTTACCGAGTACAAAAATTTTTCACAATGCACAATATGATGTAGGTTGGTTAGAAGCATCTGGTATCAAGGTTCACGGACCTATAGTTGACACAATGATTGCAGCTGCATTGATTGATGAGAATAGATTTTCTTATTCTTTAAATACATTATCGGTAGATTATCTTAATGAAATAAAAGCAGAGACAGAATTAAGAGAAGCTGCAGCAGCACATGGTATAGATCCAAAAGCAGAGATGTGGAAACTACCGGCAGAGCATGTTGGTTATTATGCTGAACAAGATGCAGAGCTTACTTTAAAATTATGGCAAAGATTTAAAAATGAAATAGTAAAACAGAGCTTAACTACTGTATGGGA